GGGGGGTCTAGCTTGGGTCTGCTTCATTCAGTAGGCTCATAATCTTAGCTTCTATCTCCTCCTCTATGTCTACACTATGTCTGCTCTCCTTCACTTCAATGGTGTCGCTAAAGAGTCCGCATGTCTTACCTAGTAGTTCCAATGACCTAACTCTCGTACTGTCGCTATCCGCTTCCTTAGACTCTCTCATAAGCTGTTCAAGAACGTAACTCCTCGTTCGTATGGAAGAAGCAACTGTAGACTCCTCTTTACGCTCTAATCCCCTCCTAACTGCTAGGCTAATCTTAGGGTTCGCCATAAGCTTACTGCAATCAACGTGGGCGTGCTTAGGTATACCGCCTGTCTTGGTTCTAGCTACATCGTAGGTTTGCATATAGCAATCAATCTGACTGCCTAACTTACCCTTCACTATCTCCCTGACAAATGCCCTCTGCTTAATCGTTAAGTCCTCGTCATTCCTGATTAGTTTTAGCTTGGTTTTTTCTTTGTCTTTATCTGTCATTTTATAAATCCTGATGATCTAAATTCTATGGCGTAATTACCTATAAATATTATCTACTAGTCCGTGGGATTTTGTAATGCTCTCATTCTGCTTGCTTATAAGATGTGTACTGATTTGTATTATGGTGTGTCTTTTAGTATCATATGGACATGACAACGAATACAGGACAATTTATCGAACAGACATAAACAACAGCCCTTGGCTCATTACTAGGTTAGACGATTGGTTTAGTGGTGAGAGTAGACTGGGGAGGAGGTCTCAAGAATTACCTCTTTAACTCACAAAATGCGTACCTGATGACTAGCTGAATTTGAGAAGCTACGAGGCGTTAACGATAATCTGACCGCTCAAGACTGTCCTCCGCAGTCCATGAATTAACATGCTGATGAGAATCCTACTTATGGGGTTCAAGAAACTACAATCCATGGAGGATTAATATGAATATAGAATTTAGAAAAATAAGTGATTTGAAAGTGGGCGATTACTTCAAGTTAAATAGAAACTCAAAAGAGATATTTGAGCGTGGCGAATACGATAGAGAATTTAAAGGCTATCGTTGTGATTACACTAGCGATATCAGTAAAGACAAAATCTTAGACGGACAAAGATTAGTTAAAGTCGATATCGAATATTAAACCAACTGATGAGATTGTGAGATTCAATCGAAACTTACTGGTAAATAATATTTACTGGTGAGTCTTGGTGGCTAGCATTTCTGCTAGCTTTTTACTAACTTGGAAATTAACTATGGAGGTTATTATGAAACCAAGTCAAGCATTACTGATGATGAAATCAGTATTAAAAGGGTCTAATACTCCGTTTCTCTTAGGGGGAACTGGTATTGGAAAAAGTGCAATTGTTAGGTCTTATGTGGATAGCGTGAGCGAAGGTCGAGAGGTCTTAGTAGATGAGATTAATCCTACTGCAAAGCAGTTTGGATTTATTGATTTTAGGCTGTCGTTATATGAGTCTGTTGACCTTGGCGGTTTGCCATATATAGATGATGAGAATCAACAAAAGAGAGCGTTCCTTGGGAATCTCCCTATTGGTGGCGAGGGTGTTTTATTCTTTGACGAATATGCCCAAGCACACAATTCGATTCAAGCTATCTGTGGGCAATTATTGTACGAGGGTAAGATTGGCGATTATGTCTTACCTAAAGGGTGGAAAGTTATCTGTGCAGGTAACAGAGCAACGGATAGAGCAGGGTCTAATAAACTCCCTTCTCATGTCGTTGGTCGTTGCACAATGATTAACTTCGAGCATGATACGAATGATTGGTTAGCATGGGCAACTAAGAATGATGTTCACCCTGATGTATTGGGATATATAAGTTTTCAACCTGAATACTTAAATGTCTTTGATAGCAAAGTAACGAGTCCGCAACCAAGTCCAAGAGCATGGACAAGGTTGAGCGATACCCTGAAAACGAATCCACCTGAAGAAATTATTCAGTTGATTTGTGAGGGCGATATTGGGGAGACTCCAGCAATAGAATTTATGTCATTTCTATCATTGAAAAATGATGTTCCTGACCTAGAGGATATTGTTGAAGGCAAGGATGTTGAAGTACCTGATAGCGGTGGTCTTATGTACGCTACTGTTTGTGCTTTGGTAACTGTTCTTAAAGAAGCTAGTAATTCTGATATTACTGACTGGTTCGAGAATAGCGTTGCTTACATCAAGAAATTTCCAACACCTGAATTTGGAATATTCTTTGTGAGGTCTTTGATTGGAGCAAGACCTGATATTGTCGACACTTCTACTTATGCTCAATTCAAAGTAGAAAACCAAGACTTAGAAGTCTAAAAAATTCTGACTAACACGAGTGGAAAATATTATTTACCAGTTAAATATTTTTTCTGCTCGTTTCTGTCGAGAGATGTGTATCTCTCCTGATGATGATTCAAAAGAATCGAAACAGAAACTTTTATCTAACTAAAAATAATGGAGGTTATTATGGATAAAAAATTAACTAATACTCTGTCGGAAAATGCCGTACTGGTTCGCATGACTGCGAAACATCCTAGCGGTATCAAAACTGATAAGAGATTAAAGAGAAATCTAGCGGTTGATACGAAAGTATCAGACGAGAGATTACTGGGTGTTTCTAAACATATATTTGGTAGAGATGTGAACAAAGAGTTCCGCTCTATCTTAAATGGGTTTAGGAATGATTTTTACTATCCTTTGACTTTGCCTTGGGATGATAATTCAACAGACTATGATACTGGTAAGACTGTGAGCGGTTGGCGATTATGCCCTAACTCTAATCTTGAAAAGCTTCAGAGTCATGTTGATATCTCGAAGCAAGTTTGGGAGCGAGAGGTTGAAGGATTTCTTAGAGCCTATCCAAAACAAATGGAGCAAGCAAAAAGAAATCTTGGAGATGCGTTTGACGAAAACGATTATCCTGACTTTGACGAATTGAGAAGAAAATTTATTTTTCAATTTGAAATATCTGTCGTTCCTTCTTTTAGCCATGACATAAGATTAAATGTGTCTGAAAAGCTAAGAGCAAGGATAGAATCTGATGCAGTAAACAGAGCCAACAACAATATCAAGAATGTCTTTAAGACAACTGTTGATGCTTTGTTGGAGCAAGTGAATCATTTAGCTACGAAGCTAAAAGAATATGACCCTGAAAATAAACAAAAAGGCGGTTTCTTCAATGTGTCGAGTTTCGACAAGCTGAAGCAAGCAATCGAAGTGTTGCCCTCTATCAATGAGGATATTTTAGGAAACGATTCGCATATCTCTGATGCTCATCAAAAACTTTGTAGCGTATTTGCTTCAATCAATTCTGTCGAACAGTTGCGAGATGATTCAGAAATGGGTCAACAGAAACGAGACAAAGTAGCAGAGCAATTAGAACAATCTGTTTCTTCACTTAAAGGAGGTCTTTTAGGTAAGATTTATGGAGGTAAGAAACATGACTAGTTTAGAAACAATTGTGAAGGCAAGGTCGAAGTTAATGAAGGGCAATGTAGGAATGGCGAGTATGCTCCTACATCTTGATTTAATCGAGACTGAAAAATCCAAGTGCGACACTATGGCAACAGACGGAAAGAATATTTATTTCTATCCTGAATTTGTTATGGGTTGCACGGAGGAAGAACTGCAAGGCGTTCTCGTTCATGAAGCGTTGCATGTCGTATATGAACATCCTTTAAGGCGTGGCAATCGTCATCCTAAAGTTTGGAATATCGCATGCGATTATGTCATCAATGCTTACTTGTATTGGGATTTACATTTACAACTGCCTATGGGTGGTTTACTTGACCATAAATACAAGGGCATGACTGCTGAAAAGGTTTATCAGATTTTGGTAAATGACGAGGAAGCAATGCAAGAAGCTATCGAACAGATACAAAATCAGAACAAGCCTAATGGAGAAGATGATGAGCAAGAACAAGATGCTCAAAGTCAAGGCGGTTCTGAAGAATCTGACGAGGAGCAAGACGGAGAAATTTCTGAGACTAGTCAAGGAAATATTTCTGAAAATGAGAACGGAGAATCTGAGCAAGGTTCGACTGGTTCTGATTGGGATAACATTCCGTCTGCTATTGGCGAAGTTTGGGATGCTACCAACGAAGAAGGCAAGCCTATGAATGATGCAGAGATGCAAGAACTGAAAGGCGAGATTCAACGAGCGGTTTCTTTGGCTGACAAGCTAGAAATTGCAATGGGTAGCGGTTCAAGTGGAATGAGAAATAGGATTGAAGAACTAAAAGATGTGCAAGTCGATTGGAAGGATTTGCTTTTAGATTTTCTACAATCTGCTTTTTGTGATGAGAACTCATGGGCGAGACTCAATAGAAGGCATCAACATAGAGGAATCAATTTGCCTAGCAAAGCAAAGTCTCCGCAAGGTGGCGAGTTAGCTATTGCGATTGATACTAGCGGAAGTGTTTCCCAATACGAACTCAATATGTTCGCAACGGAAATACAAGCGATAGCTGAAGCGTGCGGTCTTGATAAGATTCGAGTTTGCTACTGCGACACTATTGTTCATAAGAACAGCCAAGGCGAGTGGTGGGATATCTACGAGTTAGACCAAGGAGATGATTTGAAGCTTCAAGTCCGTGGTGGTGGTGGAACGGAATTTGACCCTCCGTTCAATCTGTTCAATGACTTTTCTGATGATGTAGACGAGGTGCAAGCCTTTATCTATTTCACGGATGGGTGGGGAATTGTTGACCCTGATGTTGAGCCTGATGTTCCTGTCTTTTGGTGTGTAACGGAAAAAAGTAGTTATTCAGAAAAACTAGCCTTTGGCGAAGTTGTTTATGTTGATACTGCTAGTTTCTATTAAGTAGAAGCGATTGGAGAGTGAGTGATTTTAGGGTATGCCCTGATATCACTTGCTCCCTGATTTGCTCTCTATGGCTCTCCTACGAGGTCGAATTTCTACTTTTCTGTCGGAAAATGTGTATTTTCCCTGATGATGCTACAAAAGTAGCGAAACAGAAACTAATTTCATAATGGAGGTAAATTATGAATAAAAAAGAATATGCTTACGAGGTAAGTGAGCGGTCTAGTGATGTAAGATACTTTAAAATTGTGTCTGACAAAAAGCTAACTGAAAGTGAAATTTTAGATGCGGTTTGTTTGCCTAATATTTTAAAAGAGGGGGATTGTGTAAAAGAAGGTGGTATTACATCAACTTTTAAATACTCTGACTTTGGCGATGATAGTCAAATGGAAGTAGATAGCGGAGATGTTGAGGAGGTTAAATCATGAGTGCCAGTATTCAGACGAAGCATTTAAAATCTTTTATCGCTTGGTTAGAAACTTGCGATTATAGATATTCAATATCATCTATGAGTGGAGGATTTGTTCATGTCAAATTCTTTATTGATGAGGAGGAACTATCATGAGTATTTATTTTGATAATTACATTGATGAGGAGGGTAATGTTGATGAGAAACTTACCCTTAATTCAGAAGGGTTCGCTTGTCTAACAGAAGATATTGAGAGTCTTGTAGATAAATATACTGGGGTTGAAGATTCCAGTTTTATGAAATGTGCGGAGATAAGATTGGATGTTATGGATTTGATTCATTCAATTATCAATAAGGAG